ATACACGATACTTGCCTGCAAGTACACCTGCGAAGGTGTTACCGGTGTCATCAACGTTCAGGTTTGCGTTGAGTGCTGGGGTGTAATCAAGTACACCAGCCATGGTCAGTGCGGAAGCAACGTCTGCAGAGCAGAGGATCATGTTGCCCTTTCCTCTACGAGTTCTTTGTGCGATTGCGTTAGCATCACGCTCGATTTGGAAAATCAGACCCTTGAACTTCTCAACAGACCAACGACCGTTGGAGTCAACGTCGAGGTCGAAAGTACCTTGAGTTGCAACGTTTGCTTGAGCACCGGGCTCTGCAACTTTATAGATTGTTCTGATGACTTCACGGTTGATTTCGGCAAGAATCTCAGTTGAGAGAATGTTTGCCAATTCTGCTTCAGCATTCAGACCGTGAATTGCCTTGAGGTCCTGTGCGAGTTCTAAGGAGTACTCAGCTTTCAGTGCTCTTGACTTTGCAGTAACGGTGACTTTCTCGATCGAGAATGCCATCTCGTTGAACGACTGGCCAGCACCGAGTTCTTCAGACTGGGTAACGTCCATACCCTGACCAACTGTATAACCAGCATTGGTCTGAGCAGTTGGGCTAAGAAGTGATGGATTGGAGCTGTTTGGTGAACCAGTGGTTCCTAAACCAACATTAACTCCTTCAGAATTAGGAGTGTAAAGTCCACTAGTACCGATTCCACTGTTAGAGAATCCAGTATCTGCTTCATCGAACAGTGCCTCAGTACCATTCTGAGTGCTATATCTGGAACGCATTGCGAAGATGAGTCCAGTAGGACCATTCATTGGTTGAACACCAGCCAGGTCATATGCGACCAGGTTAGGCATTGCACGACGGATCAGAGAGATCAGAACAGGGTCGAAACCTGCCTGAGTTCCACCATCAGAAGCAGAACCAACATAACCTGCATTACCTACTGCGTTACCAATTGATTGGGTAGGAGCTTCGGATAGAAATTCTCTTTCTTCACGAAGTGCTCTTTCTTGGTTCTCCAGAAGAACTGCGGTAACCATTCTACGATGTGCATCTTTGATGCTACCGAGACCCTCGTCATGGTTGAGGATAGGTGCCCACTTCTCCTGAAGGTGTTCAGCATTGAAACCTTGCATTTGAATTTACCTTGTTAAAAATTTTAGTTTGACTTTATAATTTAAAAAATCACTTTTTGGAAACTCTAGTCAGAGTTTGGAGATATCCTTCCATTAAAGTAGAATGTGAAGCAGAATATTCTGCATCAAAACTTTCGGAAATGTTCTCTGACTCGTCTCTTTGAGCACCAGCATTCTCTGGGAAGTAAGACTTGCGCAGAGTTACTAGTTTCTCACGATATGTATCTTCACTATCAAACTCAACATTTTCAGCAAGAGAAGCGAGTTTGTCCTTCTGGGAAAGTGCAAGACCTTCACAGACTTCGGAGAAGATTACATCAGCAACCGACTCAGCTAATCTTTGTTTGAGAGCAATATTATTTTTAATTTGCTCGTTGAGTTTATCTTCCATCTCATCTAATTTTTCTACCATTGCGGTAGCTACATCATATTTCTCTTCAGGGATAGTTACATAATGTTCTTCAAAAAGACTTCTCATTCCAGTAAGGAATGATTCAGTCATTTCAGTCTTGATGCCATGCTCTACTGCGAGTTGATTTTCAGTCATCCACTCTTCAGCAACATACTCAAGATATGCGTCAACTCTCTCTGTCAATTCCGACTTAATGGTCGAAACTTCCTCTTCAAGAATTTCCTCATATTGTTCTTTTAATTCTTCTTGAATATCAGCAACCTTTGCCTTGATGGCAGTTTCAAAAATGGTACGTGCTCTCTCTTGGAATTCCTCAGAAAGTTCTTCACCAGAAAGAAGTGCTTCAACATCTTCTTCGACGTTGTATTCTACTTCGATCATTTCTTCTTCTGCTACAACTTCAGTTGTTTCTTCCTCAGAAACTTCCTCTTCTGCAACAACCTCTCCTTCAACTTCGTCTTCTTCTTTCATACCTTTGGGCATTGGTTCAGCAGGTTTAGCACCTCTGTTAACAATGTCCTTCACAGTTGCGATTGAAGGTTCTTTTAACTTAGCAGAATTATCATCTGCTCTATAGTTTTCGGGAGTAGGGCCACCGAGATCCTCTACAGAAGGCTGTCCAGGAGTTGAATGGGACAGTTTTTGCATTGGTTCAGCTGCAGCAGCGCCTTTGGTTACTACGTTTTCCATTTCTTGTAAATTGCTACCAACGGACATTTGACTTATAGATTTTTTGTATTAATCTATATTTATTTATAAATTATAGATTTGATAAGAATTCATTAAATAAGTTTAATTTATGTTCTTCAAGTGTTCTTTGATCAACAAGAGTGTTTATTCTCTTTTGAGTCTTTTCTGCAAGTTGTTCACGAAGAATTCCTCCTTCCCAAACCCATTCTTTTCCTTCCATAATTCCTGAGACAAATGCGTCGGGAGCAGAAGGATCAGCAACGATGTCCGCAGCAGTAGCAAGCATAAAATCTTCACCAACAACTTTGACTCCACCACGATCTTCTCTTAAAGATCCAATACCACGAGAAGAAACTCCAAGCATTACACCCTCATCAAGAAGAGAAGATGCAATCTTACCCATAGGTGTATTCAAGATTTGTGCCTTTCCTTTAAAGTTAGAACCTTCCTGAACAAGTGAAGTAATTTTATGGGAAACACGATCAAGGTTTACTGTAGGACCATCGGGATGTCCAAGTTCCCCAAGAGCACGTCCTTTTTTAACAAAAGTTTCATTGTATCTACCAACCTCTTTAGCAAGAGTTTGCATAGGATACATTCTACCATTACGGTTTTTAATGTCTCCCTGAAGAAAAACTCCTTCAATATAAAGTTTCTTACCGGCACCTTTACCTTCGGTGATAATCTTAACGTTTGAAATTTCTTCTGTGATGAGTTTCATTTTTTCTTAGTTAGTGTATGCTACTTTACCTGCATAGACAGTTCCTGCAGTTTGTGTTGGGACACATGCCACAGTTGCGGCATATTCTTTTTCAATTGTGATCCTCTCATTAGGTCCAATATAAAATTGAATTGATTGAGTTCCTGCCAAAGTAATTGCTACTGCAGTATTACTAGTGTTTACTGCAGAAAATACTGATGCATTATCTAAAGCACTTGGAGTTATACTAATATCAACAGCATTTGCTAATGGTTTTACAGTCATTCTTCTGTTTCCTCTACTTCTGTATCATCAAACATGGATGCACCCACAACTGGTCTAATACCATCAATGCGTTCTGATGCTTTCGCATACAAAACATCTTTAATTCTGTCACTAATATCAGACGCGGAAGCATCTGCACCAATCAAATTTACAATTTCTTCCATGAAAATTTAATATATCTATATTTTATATTTATATCTCAGCAGCTTTACCATCAGCACTAGTGATTCCACCATTTATTTCTGGTTCCATAGGAACGTCTCCCATCATTCCTTGCTCACCTTCTTGTGGTAAAGGTTCCCCAGTAATTGGATCAATTGAACTGGGATCTGGAATGATACCATCTTTAATTTCTTTTTCTATTTGCTCATCCATTTCAATCATTTCTGCATCAGTTTGTCGAAGAACTTTGCTACGAACCCATTGAGTAGAATAATACTTCCCAATATAAGGTTCAATTGTTGCAAGAACACCAAGACGTTCGTTGAGCATCTCAGTTTCTTTAAGTTCTGCAAATTGATTGTCATATAAGAAATCATATTGAATATGATCGGAAATTTTATCCCAATCTTCTACCGATACAATATTTTTTAAGATAAGTTGTGTTTTCAACATATCATTAAACATTTGAGCAAATCTTTTTCTCAAACGTCCAACAAACTTTGCAAACTTAAGTTCATCTCTCAAAATTTCAGAAGAACGTCCAAGATTAAAACCACCATCGGAAGCAATTCTAGACTCAGGAACTCCTAATGATCTGTAGAGTTTTTTCTGGAAATATTCAATGTCCGCAAGTTCACCAAGATTTTGTCCACCAGGAAGAGTTGTGATTTCAGTTCCTCTACCACCTTCTCTTCTAGGAAGCCAAAAATCTTCCATCATCGACATAAACTTACGATCATCACGAACTTCTCCTGTGTTTGCATCATACACAAGTTTGTTACGATATCGCATCATAACATCACGTAAATATTGCTCTGCTTTAACTTTTGGAAGATTACCAACATCAATGTAGAAAATGCGACGTTCTGGTGCCCTTGATAATCTATAGATAACTAAAGAATCTTCAATCATACGAAGTTGATTGAGTGACTTAATTGCCTTATGGAGATATGAAAGAACGGATCCTTTATTCCTATCGACTAGCCCAGAAGTACAATATGTAATTGCATCTTTTGCAATTCTAGTTCCTTTTGATTGTCCGGAACTACTATAAGTATTTGTTGGGTATTGTGCTTTTTGAGTATATAAGAAGTATTCCTCAATCTCCGGTGCTATTGAGTTATTGTTATTATCTTTTCCACTTGCTGGACGAATGACAGAAATATCATTCTTATCTTTTTTCTTTTCTTGGCGGACAAACCGCATTTTCATTGGATCAATATACCTCAGTTCTTTTATACCTTCTTGAGGTTTTTTTAGATCAATGACTTTGTGGTAATATAATCGACCATCGACATACCAATTTCTAAAAATTTCATGTGACTTTTTATCAAAATCTAAAAGTTCTTTGATATATTTAAATTCTTCTCTGATTGCTTTCTTTAATTTATCGGTTGCATTTAAGTTTGACAATTCAATTTCAATTGGAGAATCATAAAGATCACTTACAATTGCTTCATTTACAACATCCTCTATAGCACCATCACATTCTGGATGGAGAGACATTTCTCTATATCTTCTAATTAAATCAAATTCTGTTCTATATTGACCTTCAATATCTACGTAGGAACCATAAAATCCACTAGAAATATAATTATCAACCCCGTCCTCATTATTTTGAGGGACGGGGGAGACAATAGTTTTGGATTTTTTATCCGCATCTTCAATAGAAAAACCAAAAAGTTTTGCCATAGTATAAACTGACTTAAACTGTTATTTTATTATTTAGCTTATGTCTTCACCACCAGATTCTGGAGCATTTCCAGTATACGCTTCCCAATAATGGACTTGCATTTCTACTGTAAACTCCTGAATGGTGTCGGTAGTTTCATAACTTAAATCGATAGCAGAAATATTGGTTGGGAACACATCTTTAAAGATGTATTTCCTTAAAGTTCCACCGTCTCTATTGAGTTGATGAACTTTAGCATCTACTTGATAAAGTGCTGGATCAGTTTCACCAGTTCCATTATCAAGTTTATTGATATAATTCATCCATTTTTCAAATGCTGATCTAATGTTGAATGATGTATCATTGAGAACTGTAATAGTCCATGTTTCGAAGGTTCTGTCACCTGCGATCTTTAAGATTCTTCCCCTAAATGGAATATCAATAGGTGCTACTGTAGAAGCAGGTAATGCAGCTGCTTTTACAAGAAATCTTGCATTTTCAATAACTTCATTTTCACTCTGAACACCAACTCCTGAGGGGAAAGTTAATTCCACTTCAAACAGATTGGGTCTTGCACCACCACCTTTTAATTTACTTTTAAAATCACTAATAGTTCTTAATGGTAAAGTGTTTACTTGTTGACGTGCCATTGTTTTTTAAACCTCTAAATTAAACGTTACCAATAACTTCTTCAAATGAAACGCCAGTTCTGGTGGCAACAAATGTAAGACCAATAAAGTTGATAGACCTTGTTGGTTTGATGTAAATATCTGCTATAAATTCATTGTTATCTATAACAGCAGCAGTGTTATTTGTTTCATCACAAATAACTACAAAGTCAAAGATACCTCTCTTTGCTTGAACATCACGCAGAAATGGTTCTACAATGTTTACAAAATTGGTTCTTGTAATTTCATCATTAAATTCAAAGAGTTGATCTTTTGCTGCTGCAGAAATTGAATCTGCGAGATAGATAAACAATCTGCGAACATTAATACGATCAAATGCAGATGATTTTCCAAATCCAGTCTTATCACCGAAAAGTACAATTCCAGCACCAGGTGAGAAGATTACGGGATTAACTCTATTTGTATAAAGTTTATCTCTTTGAGTTTTATTTGGATTATATGTTAGTTTGACTGCGTTTAGAATCGCACCTCTATTTGTGCCTGCTGGAGAGAACCATGGAAACAAAATAGAATCAGTTCTAGCACAAGTTCCAGCAATATCACCATTCAATGGTACATATCTGAAGGTATTTGAGAACCTATCGAACATATACTTATAACCACTATCAAAAACTGCATAAGATGAAGATGTGATTGGTGAATAGAAACTAACAACATTATCTGTAATATCAGAATCAGATCTAATATTTACTTCAGTGTCCACCGTAGTATCAGTAATTGCAGAACCTCTATATGGTGAGATGAATGCAATCGCATCCCGTCTTGCCTCAGCAATTGCAATACACTTATTTGCAAGTGCTTGTGCATTTTCTTTTGGATATGCGGCAGATCCCATAAGAATGAAATCTACATTAAAGTTTTCAGTGTCAAATAAATCATATCCAGAAGTGAGACCACTTAATTCTGCACTTAAAGAACCAGAAGCAGTTAAATTTGATGTTCCATCATAGTTTAAACCACCACTTAGTTGACTGTTCAAATTTCCAATTGCACCAAAAGCAACACCTTCTGCTTCTTGACCCCACTCTTCATCTGATCTAAGAGTAAAAGTGCCCGAAGT